TTGCATATACCCCACAGTGATGTGTTCTATGTAAGGCAAGCTGTGGAGGCACATTATGGTCGTCCTTTCACATTGAAACACGTTGAGGCTGCAATGAAAGCCGAAGGCTGGAAGGACACGGATGATGTTTAAAGCACTTGTAATGGTATGTAGTTTAGTAGACCCGTCTCAATGCACTATCTTTGAGGACACAATAAAGCTACGTGAAACTGAAGAACTTTGTAGGGTACGTATTGAAGAAATGGTTGAGGTCATTCAGATGACTATGCCAGCACCCGTAGAATACAAGTTTAAGTGTCAGCTTGAAAAGAGTATCTAATGTTTGAGGCACTTGTACTAGCATGTTTAATGGGCCAGCCTAATATGTGTATTGAGGCAGAAGATGAACGTGGTCCATATAAAACGGAATCTGAATGTGTGATGCGTGTCCATCAGATGGTCACTGCTATGCAAATGGCTTTTCCACAACCACACACCTATCATTACAAATGTAAAGCAGTAGAGCCAGAACCAAAGGGTATGAAACTATGAGCGTCGAATATCGTGGTATTACATTCCCTGGCTATAACAAACCCATCAAGTCAAACCGTGAAGGTAAGAAGAAGATGGTGTTGGCTAAAAAGGGTGACAAGGTAAAGCTAATTCATTTCGGTGCTACGGGCTATGGACACAACTACAGTGCTGCAGCCCGTAAGTCATTTCGTGCTAGGCACAAGTGTGACACAGCTACGGACATTCTGTCTGCACGCTACTGGGCATGTCGCACTTTATGGGGTGGAGCAGGCAAGGCTAAACAATCTAGTCCTAAATCACGTAAAGGAAAATACTAATGGGCAAGCACAAAAAAGATGTGACTGTTGTTTCAATCGGTGTAGGCACAATGCCAGCCAAGAAACTAAAAGAAATGAAAAAGAAGGCAGAGATGGCGATGGGCGGCATGGCTAACGGTAAGAAGCACATGTATCTAGCCAACGGTGGCTCTGTAACGGATAACCTACCTAATCCTGGTCTGAAGGCACTTGCTAAAACAGAGAAGGGCAAGACTGCTGTACGCAAAATGGGTTTTGATGTCTAATGGTTGCAAAGCTATCTACTATCCGGCGTAAGATACGCACAGGACAGAAGATGGGCTTTAGCGAACGAGCAAGGGCTGTAAACAAAGGATTGTTACCAAGTGTCGCCAAGAGTTCCAAGAAAAAAAGGGCAACCCGCAAAGTCAAAAAAGCATAGTGACCTGTATACTGATGAGAACCCAAAAGGAACCATACGAGGTCTTAAATTTGCTACTGTCAAAGACGCTGAAGCATCTGTCCGTAAAATTAGAGCGTCTGGAAGAACACATGCTCATAAGACACAAGCGGCGATTGCTATGGAACAACGCGCTAGAGCGGCAGGTAAAAAGGCCGCTGCGGCAGTGTATCGAAAGTTTATTGAAGCCCAAAAGCGAAAGACAAAGCAACGTGCATCCAGTCGAGCGTGACATACGCACGTGGTCCAGAGACTTTTTAGAGATACCCAATGCTAAACTAAATGGTCTACCACCTTGCCCCTATGCTAGAAAAGCATGGGCTGATGACAAGGTAGTGTTTAGTATTAACACAGGTATAGACGGATTGCTGAATGCCATCCGTGAGTTTGATAGCCATGACTATGATATCGTAGTCTGGGCTGAAGAAGATTTGCCAGACATGGAATACCTTGATGGTGTATGTGATGGCATGAATGAGTTGATGTCAATAGCTGGTATTGATTTGCACCTTATGGTGTTCCACCCCGACTATGACGCAACAGAGGCTGGTCTTAATTTCCTTGTCGATGACGACGTAACGGACGACAGCCTGTCCTACTGTATGGTCTTTGTGCAGAAACTTTCTAAACTAGACGATGCAGCTTTGTATCTGGAAAAGTCTAATTACTATGAACACTTTCCAGAAGACGTTTATGAAGCCCTTGTCATTGATAGAAGGAGACTAAGAAATGGCAACTAGAGAAGAGCAATTAGCTGCTTTAGAAAAACTTGCGGAACGAATGGGTCTTGATATACTCAAACCTGCCGTTATCAAACAAGCAAAAGTAGCAGTGCGAAATAAACTATCTGGCAAAAAGAAAGAATTAAACAAAGGAGGTTCTGTTATGCCAATGCACGGTAAAGCTAAAATGGCTAAGAAGAAAATGCGCGGTGGTGGAATGACCAAGATGCGTGGTGGCGGCATGTCCAAAAAGAAAATGATGATGGGCGGCATGACCAAGAAGAAGAAGATGATGCGCGGCGGCGGTATGGCTAAAAAGAAGAAGTAATGCCATATGTTGCAAATTCGGAAATACATGGACTTGGTGTTTTCGCAGATAGGGACTATGCTCAAGGAGATACAATTGAGTTGTGTCCTTATCTGGTCGCGGATTATACTGACGTGGGAGATGAGTGTGTCCTCCATGACTACATGTTTCACACGCCTTATGTTGACACCGAAGAATATTATATCCCACTTGGTCATGCTATGGTCTATAATCATAGCGCAAGTCCAAACGCTGAGTGGGACATTGAAGACGAAGATGAACGCTTTGTTAAGTTTTATGCGCTTAAAGAAATCAAGCAAGGCGAAGAAATAGTGCATGACTATGGCGAAGATTATTGGAATAGTAGAGTAGAGTAATAGGAGAGGAGATATGCCACTTACACCTAAAGGAAAGAAGATACAAGCTGCTATGAAAAAACAGTATGGGAGTAGGAAAGGTGTACAAGTCTTCAACGCCGCAGCAAACAAAGGCACGGTTAAAGGTGTCAAAAAGAAAGCCGCATCGGCTGGCACGAAAAAGAAATCGCCTAGAACGCTTAAACTTGCGCCGGGTGGTGCGGCAAAGAGCAAGAGTCGAGTTAATGAAGCTGGCAACTACACTAAGCCAGCAATGAGAAAGAGACAATTTAATAGAATTAAAGCTGGTGGCAAAGGTGGAAAGCCCGGACAGTGGTCGGCGCGTAAAGCCCAGATGCTTGCAGCAGCTTATAAAAAAGCAGGAGGCGGTTACCGGAACTAGCTATGATTCATGTCTTCCTCCTGTTTGTGTATATCGGCATCGGAGAAGATAAAAGGCTGGTCAGCAAAGACATGTACTTTCGTGACTTAAACGAATGTGTGTGGTATGCACAGACATTACATAAGCAGGGACAAAAGGTGACTGCTTATTGCTTACCTAAACTGGTAAAGAAAGATACGAAGGTGTACTGATGCTGGCAGAACTAGCGGCTGCAAATGCGGCTTTCCAAGTTATTAAGCAAGCCGTATCTAACGGTAAGGACATAGCTGCTGCAGGTAGTGCAATCGCTAAGTTTGTTGGAGCAAAACAAGACCTAGAACGTAAGTCACTGAAAAAGGGTGGCGGCTCCGACCTAGAGGAGTTTATGGCTCTTGAGCAGATACGTGAGCAAGAAGAGCAGTTAAAGCAAATTATGATATACACAGGCCGTCCAGGTTTGTGGCACGATTGGCAAAGGTTTCAGGCAAAGGCGCGTGTAGCCAGAAAAGAAGCAGAAGAAGCGGCACGACGTAAACGTAAGCAGATTTTTGAAATAGCTGTCGTTACATTTTTACTTATTGTAGGTTTGACTATTCTAGCTTGCATTGTATTGTTGATACTACACGGACAAGGACGACTATAATGGCACTAAAAAAGTCACAGCAAAGTCTAAAGTCATGGACAAAGCAGAAGTGGCGCACAAAATCTGGCAAGCCTAGCGCAAAGACTGGCGAAAGATATTTACCAGAAAAAGCAATAAAGTCCTTGACAAGTGCCGAATATGCTGCTACAACTAAAGCGAAAAGAGAAGGCACACGAAAGGGAAAGCAGTTTGTACGCCAGCCTAAATCTATTGCTAAAAAGACTGCACGATTTCGCAGAGGCGGGTAATGACCCACGCGACGTGCGCTTGGCTGACATGGAGCCTGATGTAGAACAACGTGTGTATTTGATTAAGAAAAAGTTATGGGAAATAAAGAATGTTAACAGCACTGATAGGACCGATAGCTAGTTTAGCTGGCACATGGTTAGAGGGTCACGTTGAAAAAGGTAAGGCTAAAACTGAGGCTGAAGTTGCTAAAAAGAAAGCTGAAGCGGTGGTTTATGAACGCAAAGCCAACGCTGAAATTGACTGGGATTTGGAAGCTATTAAAGGTAGCGCATCCTCGTGGAAAGATGAATGGCTTGTAATATTATTCAGTGTGCCTTTGATATTGGCTTTTATACCCGGCATGGAAGGTGTAGTGGCTAATGGTTTTGAACAACTTAAATCCATGCCAGAGTGGTATCAGTACAGCCTTGGTGTTATTGTTGCCGCTAGCTTTGGTGTACGCAGTGCTACAAAATTCTTCGGTAAAAGGTAGTCCAGTTGCTGATGTGGAGTATGCACGAGAGAACCACCGAAGAGCAAGCGAGGAAAAATCGTGGCAGAAGTAACAATGGAAAGAATACTGAAGTGGAAGATACTACCACGTCTGATGATGCTTGGGATGTCCTTATCCGCTTGGCGGGTAGTGGAGTGGTTTATGACCCTACCCGACCCAACAAGTCAACAGGCGGCTCTCGTTAGTGTAGTCACTGGCGCAATGACAGGTGCTTTCGCAGTATGGATGGGACATGAAAAATGAAATATGACAAAGACCTTTTGATGCAAAAGTTGGTGGCCCATGAAGGTATGCGCCTTGATGTGTACAAAGATACGCTGGGAATCAACACGATTGGCATTGGAAGAAATCTAGATGACCGGGGTATCACAAAAGATGAACTGGATTGGATGGATTATCCAAGCATTGAATATGTTTACTCTGACGGCATTACAGAAGCTGATGCTATATACCTCGCACAGAATGACGTACAGATTGTCGAAGAAGAACTGTTACGTGCGCACCCTTGCGTAGACAGATTAGACGCTGTACGTCAGCTTGTACTTGTAGACATGGCGTTTAATCTAGGGGTGCCTCGACTGTCTAAGTTTAAGAAAATGTGGGCAGCTATCCACGAAGATAAATTTGACGTAGCGGCAAAAGAAATGCTTGACAGCAGGTGGGCAAATCAGGTAAAATCACGGGCAACAAAACTTGCACACGCTATGCATCACGGAGAGTTTAATGGCTAGACAACTGACAGGTAAACAACAAGTCTTTCTTGATGTGCTGTTT